AGCATGGCGTTCGTGCTATATGAGCGACAGTCATTTCATCGATATCAGTACGAGTTAATGCAGGATTTACTTCCAGCTCATTAATAGCACTAATACCAAGTGAATGACTCATGTCGACACCGTCTGCATTAGCCATAAATCTACTGCCTGTTAATTTATTAAGGTGAGGCGCTTCCGCAGTTGTAGGCTTCGACCAACCAAAATGTTTTGCAACATCTCGAATTGTATTCGAAACCCACAGTGCAGGACGCGCATAATTACTTACTAAAGGGACATCTTGTAGGGGGGATAAAACCGACGATACGCTTGCTGCTGCAGAGCTAATAACTCCTGCCCCAGCTGAATCCTGAATTGCTTCAGTTCCAACTTGAGCAGTTGCAGCAATAGGCATAGCCGTCGGATACTTAATTTTAATATTTTTAAAGTTAATCCATAAAGTACAGTCTACAATACCTCCAGATGCAATATCAACTAGAGGAGAATATACAACTACCTTAAATCTACCTATATGACCAACACCATTAGTCAGATCACTAAATAAGTATGGTGAGTAGTATGGTATACACATCGTGGCTTCCGTACACGTCGATAAATCTAAATCAACGCGAGGAGAACCAGTCAATGGAACCAAACTAGCATCATCAACATTATTGCGATCATCGTAATATTTTTGTCGATCTTCACCTAAATAGTTATAGCCTGGAATATAAACTAATAATAAACGCCCAGCTTGAAAAGGTTGAGCGTTGACTTGTAATTTTAATTCTACATCTGCTCTAAATCCATAGAAACGTTCGCATTTCGCTCTATACATAGAGTTGTTGATAATCGGATCAAGGGGTAAATCTACCGCCATGAGCGTTTTACCAGCATTATCATTCGTGGTCCACTCAATATTTTGGATATTGATTGGTCTTTGAAGAAAATCTATGATAGAGTGATTACGACCGTCGTCTACGGATGTTAGATAAGACATATCTAAATCTAAAGGATCGGTATAAATACTAGTGGATGGGGTCATACCTTCAGAAGAGAAAGTCAAAATTTGTTGTTGTTCATGTGTCATTTGTGTTTCTTGAAAATTAGCAGGTGAGTTTCTGACCTATCTGACCACCTAATCAAAATAGGACATTCGGACTAATCTAGATTTCGTGGGGCTGCCAACGGCCATCTTGATAAGTAAAGTTAAATAACTAAGCCTTAAATTACTAAATGCATTAAGCTAATTTTTATAGTCCTAACATTATAACTTAAAGATCAAATTAGTAATTAACCTCAAAATCTCCGCCAAGTTCCTCATTTCTGAGTTTCAATAGCGTGGTTGATCTTGAGTCCGGGTTAAATTCAATTCCAGTACCACGGGTCAAATCGAGACCAAGATTTATCATCTTAGATCTCCACTTCGAGTCCGTGGATTTATCATGCATAGCCAGTTCGGTTAATCCTCCGCTGATTGTGTCAACACAGATACGTAAAGGTAGTTGGTTACCAACACGTACCCAGTTAGGTGCATCCAAAATAACATCAATGTCAATTGGAGCAACCCACAATCCTACAAAGTCTTCAAACCTAAATTTCCTCTTTAAAAACGAAACTTCCTCAAGAGTTCGTGCTTTCACACATTCTCCCGTTTTAGCTTCGTCAGTCATAGTCATTTCCAGGTTGCGTTTCAAAATCGGGGTGAGAGTTTCTTGATTGTAAACATCAATAACCTCTGGTCGTATATTCATTATGAAGTCATCACCATAAAAAATAGACGAAGTATGCTCAAAAAACGAGTTCATTGTAGCATACGACGTGCCATTCATTATGTCTAGCCAAGAGTCAGCAAGACAACAATGGTTTACGATACTGTTCAGTATAGCAGTCGCAGGGCATCCAGATGGAATACCGTTACGAACGTAATATATCAGAGCAGCACCAGAAACATTTTTATGGTTGGATATGTGCAGATGGTTAATGCACTCGACTCCAATTTTCATCAAAAATTGTTCAAATTCATCGTAAGTCAGTTCGTGTCCATTTATAATGTTGCGTTCTTCGCGAACTATGGTGTCCCAGTTTCTCATA